TATAGAGTATAAGTTGATATTGTTTAATTTCATCTTTTTTCTCTTTATCACCCCATCCTCTAGTAGATGTTTTAATATCAAATATTTTAAATTTATTAGTAGCTTCGTGATATAATACTAAGTCTAAATATCCTTTATATAAAATATTTGAGTATTGAGGGTTTGGATTAACCATAAGAGGTATTTCACACCCAATTAAATGCCATCCTCGTTTACTAAAATAACCATTACGTTTTTTCTTAATATACCTAATTATTTCAAGTCCATCCTCGTAAAACTCATTTAATTCTTCTGGATTTGTAAAATGGACATTTTTATTTGATTTAAGATCTTTTCTATAAATTTCACCTAATTTATCATAAAAATATTCTTCTAGGTCAATGCGGTCAGCTTCAGCGCCACTAACGTTGTATATAGTTGTTATATAATGCTGTAAAGTTTCATGCATCGCTGTACCAAATGTCATATGAATCGATGATTCTGACGTGTAGTGACCGTCCCTATACTGTAAACTCCATTTACGAGGACAATGAGCAAATACTGAAAATTGACTATAAGATATTGCTTTTTCAAAAGCATAATTTAATTCTCGTAGTGGTTGTTTCTGTATTTGTTTTACTATTTGTGGTATTTTTTTCTTTCTACTCAAAACTTTTTATTTAATCCATTTAAGGTAATTTGTGTAGTAGGCATATCCATCAGTCATATTAGTACTTAAATATACTTCTAATTCTGGATATCTTGATCTCATTATTCTAGGGGTTAGATCTGGTTGGTGGTGGATTTCAGATTCTACTCCATCTACAGCATCTTGAGGACAATTAAATGGAACTGCTACTAAACATTTAATACCTTTTAAGGTAATATCTTTAATTAATTTTTGAGCTGCTTCAACATGGATATGTTCTAAAACATCTCCAATAATAATATAATCATAATCATCATAGTTAAATTCTAAAATATTTCCTACAAATACATTTTTATAGTATCTTTTAATTTTATATTGTTCAATATATGGTTCATGGATTTCAACAGCATCAATATTTAAATCTTGTAAGTTGCTTCCGTAAATTCCAATGCCTGGACCTACATCTAAAATTTTATAACGTTTAGGTAAATATTCTAAAACAACAGTACGAATATGTTCGAAAATTGCGTCTTTGTGGAGGTGTAAACTAGTTGGCATATCTTATTTTTTCCATTTACCTTTCATCACTAACTGAGCAATGATGCCATAGTTAGAAATATCTATAAAGCTATCAATCATTGGTTCATTTTGAACATAATTATGACCTTTACGTTTTAACATATTTTTTAAACGATTGATTTTATCATTACAACGAAGCCAAATACCAGTTAATGATAAATTAATATCTTCTGCTTCTTCAAGATTAGTACCTAATGAAATATTAGATAAACCATAATCCATCATTTTTTCAGCAAACAACTCATATTGTTCTTGTTGAGTTACTTTCCAAGCTTCTGCTAGTGTTGGATAAGTATTTTCAAAATCAACAACTGCTTTTTTAGTTCCTGTTAGGTTTAAAGAAGGTTGAGAGTTGAATGTTACACCTCCCCATATTTCTGAGTTTTTTGTCATATAACTAAATCTTTTAATAACTTTTTAATTTCTTTTTCTTCAATACCACGTTGTGAAAGAATATGATGTACACCTTCTTTTCGTAAAATATATGTAAATTCTTCTGCTTCTCCAAGCCCACACGTAAAGTAATCAGCAATATGAACTAGTAATGAATCAGATGTTTTTTTACGAGTAGTTTTAATGTATTTTAAAAACATTTTCTTTTTTGGTATCATAGACTTGTATGTGTTATAGATGGTTTCTTTTTCAGTATAAGGGAATTTTTGTACAACATTTGTTATATCAATATATCCCTCATACATACTCAAAAATCTATGAACCATGTAAGAATTAAACGAAGATTGCTGATCTTCTGTAAAACTCTTCCAATCTTTTTTTTCGTAAGTGATTTGTTCTAGCCAATTAAATATTGTCATCGCTGAACTCATCTCTTAATTCTTTAGGAAGCATTTCTAATAATGGTTTACCAGTAATCACATCAAAAAAACATGGTACTGGAATAATTCCATCTTCAGATGTTCCTGTTACAAAACGAGATACTTTTCGTAAAATTACACCTTCTTGAAATACAGCATTTCCATCAGGAGATAATACTGGGGTTGTGTTCTTAATATCAATATTAAGACTTTGTTGTTGTTGTTTGTTCATTTTTATATTTTTTATAATCTAAATAAAATCCAATTGCTACTATAATATTCATACCAAATGACATAAGGATTTCATGTATGTCTTGATACACATTCATAGTTAAATGAACATGTCCTACCATCCAGAACGGTACAGATAAATTTTGAGATATCCAAGTTAAAAGATAAAATGTGAAATGTTTCATATTTTATTTTATTAATTGTGGTTTTGCTAATTCAATTAATCGGCTAATTAAAGCCATACAATTTATTTCTTTATCAATTCTAAAATTCGATTGATACGTGTATTCATTAATGTAAATTGCAACCATACCCTCATTGCCAGAAGCATAATCACTTGCATTATCATACAGGTATCTATACAGTTCTTCAAAATCATTTACATTAGCATCAGCAATAATTTGTCTAATTGTTCTCCAATTGGGTGATTTTGCTTGTAATTCTTTTACAACCTGAGTCATGTAGCTATTAGATACAAGTAATGATTTATCCATTGTAATTTTACCATCATGGTTACTTAATTGTAATGTATTAAGTATCTTACGAAGGTCAGGATAAAATTGATTTACAACTGATTTTAAATCATTAATATCATACTCAGCATTTTCTTTCTCTAAAATACCAGCTATGTGTTTTGCTACATCTATTTTTGAAGGTGGAACAATCTTAAGTACCTGACAACGTGATTGGAGAGGATCGATAATACGTTCAACATAATTACAAGTTAAAATAAATCTTGTAGTACGTGAAAATGTTTCAATTATATTTCGGAGCGACGCTTGAGCTTGTATAGTAAGGAAATCAGCCTCATCCAAGATGATAACTTTGAGCGGCTTAAAAGAAGCAGTAGACGCGAAACCTTGTACCTTATCTCTAATAGTCTCAATACCACGCTCATCGGAAGCGTTAATATAGATATAATCACAATCAAGATTACCAATAATGAGCTTAGCAAGAGTAGTTTTACCAGTTCCAGCTGGACCATAGAAAATAAAATTTTGAATATCATTTTGGTTTAGATATTGTTGGATTGTTTTTTTAATATTTTCGTTACCAACATAATCTTCTAATACTTTAGGTCTATAGAGTTCAACCCATAATGTATGTTCTTTTCTACTCATTACTCTCCGTATAAATTAAATGTTTTGGGTTTTGGTTGAAGTACTTCTACCTCCTCCGTTGTGATAATATACAACATTCCTTTTAAGGGTTCAAGCCTAAATGCTTGAGGTTTTACAGTTGATGAAACATAATAAGCATTTAAAGCATCAGTAAGTGAGGGTTGAATTTCTTTAACCCCCGTTACTTGCCACCTGTCTCCAGGAGGAACTCTATCAGCAATTTTAATATTTTTTTCTACTTCTTTTTTCATAACCTGATTTGTTTTTTAATATAAGGCAGTAGACTATAATAGGAATAATTTACAAAACATCCATCTTCTTTTTGTAATTTAAAGTACAAATAATGTTCTTTAGATATTGCACCGGGAACAAAATACATTTTTTCAATTATGTAATTTATTTCTTCTATAAGTAGTGTTTTTCCTAATAAGTCTACTGCGTCTCTCATTTAATTAATCTAAAAATTAAAACATTCCATTCATGCCATTAAATCCAGGAGTATCATCTTTTTTATCTTCTGGTTTATCAACTATAACAGCTTCTGTTAATAGGATAGTACCGGCAACTGATGCTGCATTTTCAAGTGCTATACGAGTTACTTTAGCAGGATCAATAATACCAGCTTCTTTCATATTAACGAAATCTTCTGCTTTCAAGTCCCAACCATACCAATAATTACCCCCTGTTACTGCATTGATAGAATTATAAATTTCTTCTTGCTCATAACCAGCGTTTGATAAAATTTTCTTAAATGGGGCAGCACAAGCATTATAAACGATTTGTGAACCAATATCACTTATATCAATTGAATTTCTAGCATGTAATAATACAGCTCCACCACCTGGGACGATACCTTCTTCTAAGGCTGCTTTAGTGGCTTGTAAAGCATCATCAACGCGGTCTTTTTTCTCACGCATTTCTGCTTCAGTATAACCACCAACGTGTACAATTGCTACACCACCGATGAACTTAGCTAAACGTTCTTGTAATTTTTCTTTTTCGTATGGTGAGGTTGATTTCTCTATTTGAGCTTGTAATTCTTCAATACGTAATTTAATTGCATCTGCATCACCTTTACCATCAACTAAAGTTGTATTGTCTTTATTTACAGTAACTACACGAGCTTCACCAAACCATTTCCAATCAAATTTATCAAGTTTCATACCTTTTTCAGTACTGAATACTTGACCACCAGTCATAATAGCAATATCTTCAAGTAACAATTTACGACGATCACCAAAATCAGGAGCTTTAACAGCTACAACTTTGAGGATACCTCTTGCTTTGTTTACAATTAAAGTAGCAAGCGCTTCACCTTCAATATCTTCAGCAATAACTAATAATGATTTATTTTGAGCTGATACTGCTTCTAAAATAGGCAATAATTCTTTTACTTGAGTAAATTTCTTGTCAGCAATTAAAATCAAAGCATCTTGAATACTTGTACTCATAGTATTATTATCGGTAACAAAGTAAGGTGATTTATAACCTCTATCAAATTGCATACCTTCTACTGTTTCAAGATATGTTTCACCGTTTTTAGATTCTTCAATGAATACAACACCTTCACGACCTACTTTCTGCATTGCTGTCGCAATTAACTCACCTACTTCAGGATCATTATTTGCTGAGATTGTTGCAACTTGTTTAAGTTGATCTTCGTTTGAAATATCTTCTTTAATTTCTTGACGGATAAAATCAACTAATTCCTTAACTGTTTTATCAATACTACGTTTAATTTCTACAGCATTAGCTCCATTATTTAAATGTGTTAAACCTTGTTTAACCATCTCTTGGGCTAACAATGTAGACGTTGTAGTACCATCACCTGCTAAATCTGCAGTCTTAATAGCTGCTTGTTTCACTAATTGAACACCTAATTCTTCAATTGGATCTTCTAATGTAATTGATTTTGCTACTGTAACACCATCTTTAGTACTTTGAGGAATACCTTGATTAGCGATAACAACATTACGACCATTAGGTCCAAGGGTTGCTGTAACTGCATTTGCTAGTTTATCTACACCAGCGGATAATTTTTTACGTGCCTCAGGGCCGAATTCTATAATTTTGCTCATATTTAATTTTGATTTATTTTTCCTAAAACTTGATTCTCGGGACCAATCCAATATTCATCTCCTTCGAATTCTAATTTACTGAATCCCATAGTAGGCAATACAACAGTATCCCCTACACTAAGGACAGTTTCAATCCATACTCCTGTTACTGAATAATAACCCTTTCCTACTGCTATTACTTCAGCTAGTTTGTTTTTTTCATTTCCTAAATCGGGGACAATAATTCCTCCATAAGATGTTTCTTCTGCTTCAATCGGTTTTACGATAACTGCATTGTAAAGTGCTTCTAATTTCATGTTTAGATTCCTGTGTTTATTAGTTCGTTGATTAATTTTTCTGTTTGTTTGTATGTTTCAAGATATTCTGTAATTGACTCGTAATTTTGTTTGTCATTTGTTTTATTACAAGCGATTACTTTTAGACAAGAACCAAAGTTACCATAATGACCTAAGGCCTTAACATATTCTTTACCTGGTTTGTTGTCTTCAGTATAACGTATATCAGGAGTGATAGTTTCGTATACTGTGTAACAATGAGAGTCCTTACCAATAAAATAAGGTTCGATTCTTGGATCGCGAATTGTGGTGATTGCTGATTCTTCTTTTTCTTTTGTCATAACTTTGATTTTTTATTATACGTGAATATACGAAATTTCCTTCATATAGCCAACCCTAAGGTTCTATTTCTTCATAACTTTGTGTGCGGTTATACATATACTACTATATCTCTTTTGACACGACATAGTACGTACTTTTAACATTTTCGTTTTCAAATGTAAGTTCCATTATACCGTCTAAATTAATCTTAATAGTACCACCTGCCATATC